ATTATCTTAAGTATAAGATTATAAATAATATAAGGAGAAAATATGGATAGCGTATTTGTTGTGACGAGCAATCCGCCCGAGACACTCTCGGACAAGGAGATGGTCCTATCCCCACCCACCTTCCTCGATGAGGTGCGAGCTTGTGTTCGCAAGAAGGGTAGTTCCGCTACTCTTGGACCCAACTACCTGCGAGCGATTGCTGATGAGATAGGTAGGAAATACGATAAGTTCTTCAACCCATATCGCAACGTAGTTCCACAAGATTTCGTTGGTCGAATATGCGAATCTGACGAGGAAATCGCTGCAGTGGTGCACAATATGTTTCAAGCTACGTATCCGATCATATATGAGAAATACTATGAGACGATACTAAGATCGCGTCCTTTCAATACTAGAGTCATATATTTCTCAGGTGACATTAGTCACGTTACGGTATTCAATCGTCTAGGTATCCGTAAGATATCTATCGATGACGTACCGAGCTATATCGGAGTTATCTGGCCTAGATCTGTGCAAGAAGACGCGGTACACTCTACTAAGAGTGTAGATTCCGCATCGGAGCAGATCACACCTGCATCGATATCGGAAGTCATCCAGACGACTCACGTTGCGGCTCCTGAGCAATCGATTATTCTTGAAGAGTTGGCCAAGATCGATCAACAAGAGAGGCCAGTTGATGTCAATGCTAAGACGGAAAAATCTAGACATCAGAGATCGTTGAATAGACAGTCTAGTCTAAACCGACATGTATCTAAGAATGACGCATCTATTAAATGATACTAATGTATAATAAGATTACCCAATCTTGGGTATTTGACTAACCTATATAGGAAAGGAATTAACAATGGTAAAGAGCACATTGAAGATTAATCTTGACTCACTTAAGGAACGCAAAGACTGGAAAAGACATCCAGTAAATCAAGGCGATAATATCTATCGGATCTTGCCACCTTTCGGCGACGTAGCTGAGGGATACCCATACAGACGATGGGTCATCGCGTGGCTTATGGACCCACAGACCAATCGCAAGCGTCCATATGCATCTCCTAGATCGTTCGCGGCGGATTCTGCATGCCCCGTGTCGGAGTATATTTCACTAGTCGAGAAGAAGAAAGAAGCGCTTGAAGCTTCTCTTAAGAATCGCGGTGCTTCGCGAGAAGAACTCAAAGAGGCTCTTAAGCCGTACACAGAAGTGTTATGGACCATCAAGCCTAAATCTTCATACATCTATAATGCCTGTTCCAAAGCAGGAGAGGTAGGTCTTCTAGAGCTTAAGAAGACTGCGCACGACTCCATGAAGAAGCAGATGATGCAATATGTTACAGACTACGGTCAAGATCCTACATCACTAGCATCAGAATCTGATGATTCTGGAGTATGGTTCAAGATCACTCGAGAGGGCGAAGGAACCGACACAGAGTACTCGGTGTCTAAAAATCAGACCAAGAAGAAGACATCTGAGGGAATCGTCTGGGTTGATGATAGAGATTCATTGCCAGACAACGTAGTTGACAACTACGACAATCTCGGGTACGATCTGACTACGCTATACAAGCGAATGTCGTATGAGGATATCAAAGACGTTTTAATGTATAATCTTGCCAACATCTACGCTCAGTATCCAGAACTCATAGTTGACGGCTTCGAGGTAGAGGTTGAAGAACCTAAACCAAAACAGGTGAAACAACCTCAAAGAAACGTTGACGCGCAGGAACCTAAATCTCCGATCAAGAAACCTATTAACATCCGTCTCGACGATCTCGAGGATGATGAGAGACCCATGCCTAAGGCAACCAAGCCCACAGTGGACACAAAATCTAGGAATGCTAAACAACAGTCAGACGATGAGATATTCAAGTTCGCAGAATCACTTCTTGACAACTGAGGTGAAAATTGAGTACCGATCTTGCAACTATTGAGTCCAACATCGACTCGATAGACATAAAACACATAGCAGCGTTCTCTCGTAAGCTGAGCGATATCGGTCAAGGCTTCAACAAGATGATGGCTCCCGTGTATCTGCGGGACTTCATCATCGCCTATGACGTGTCGTCTGTCATGCACGCGAAAGCAGTTCAAGCCGAGCTCAACTCCAAGGCGGCACTAGACACCGCCGAGGCTATCGCTTATCTAGATAGAGCGCCAGACTACTTTAAGACTAAGGGCGAGAAACCCACGGTCGAGTCGCGCAAGGCATACGTAGCACTCGACCCCGATGTCCAGAGAGCAAAGGATGTGTATGCTCGCGCACAGGCGCTCTCTTTGCTTTTAAGAAATAAAGTTCAAGAGTTTAGGTTTGCAATTGATGCCGTTAAGAAGCTATCCGAAGATGGTTATATGACCCCTTGGGAAGGCATGAAGTGATATGTCCGTAGATAAGACAGATTTTCAAATAAAGTATGGAAAGAATGGCAGAAAAGATAAGCTCTACAGGCATTTTTGTGATAAATGCGGCTTTGATAAAGGTTATCTTCACTTTGGTAAAATTGATGGCATTTCTTCAGCAGACAGGATGTGCGGTAAGTGCATGGGCGTTGTCGTGGGTGCTGCATCAAAAGGCAGAGTACCCACAAATAAGGGCAAACCAATAAGCGAAGATATTAGATTAAAGCTTCGCAAAGCAAATCTAGGTAAGTCTCCTCCCAACAAAGGACAAAAAGTTTCAGAACAGACAAAGATAAAAATTAGTTGTAAAGTTCGCGGCATATCGTTAGACGAATTCGATGATTTTGGGTGGAAACAAGACTCTGTAAGGAAGCAGAAATTCGACACAGAACTTCGTAAGAGATGCTTCGAGTTGGCAGACTATACCTGTGACTGCTGCTTAAGACGAGGTGTTGCCTTGAATGCTCATCATTTATATGATTACGCAAATCATCCTCATCTACTTAACGAGTTAACTAATTTAGTTTGTCTTTGTGAAACCTGCCATAAAGAGTTCCATATTAAGTATGGTCGAACGCAAAGAAATAAGAAGATCTTAAATACTAAAGAACAGTATCTAGAATTCAAGGAGCATAAAAATGTCAACCAACAAATGGATGTCTAAACTTACCAACGATTTAGGCGTTGCCGCGTCTAAGTTAAAGGTTCAGCAACCAGATCCTATTCCTACCTGGTCACCATCCTTAAACTGGGCTACCGCGCAGGGAGGGCTTATCCCCGGAAAGATTAATATATTTTATGGTCCAGAGAGCGCCGGTAAGTCGATGTTGGCCATGATGGCGATTGTTGAACTTCAAAGAAGAGACCGAGAAGCACTAACGATCTGGTTCGATGCTGAATTTTCGTTTAATGCACAAATGTTCGAGAAGCTAGGCGGTGATCCAGATCGCCTGGTCGTCAGAAAATCTAATGATCCAGTTAAGATCTTTGATTACATCGGCGGCGAGATGCTAGAATTGATTCAAGATGGTGCGCCAATTAAGGCTATTGCTATTGACTCGATTAAATCAATTAGGTATCCTAAGGATGTACGCAAGCAAACCACTGATCAAATTATGGGCGGCAGTGGATCTCAGTACCTCGGTAGCGCCCTTAAGCTCGTTGTTCCTGTTGTTGCGGAGCATAAGTTGTTGACTTTTTTTATTCAACAAGTAACGGCGCAGCTCGACCCGATGAAGGCTCTCCGCAATCCCTACGTTATCTCGGAGGGTCACGCCCTTAAGCATGCTGCAGATCTGATGCTTGAGATTACCCGAGTTGATTCAAAGAAGGGCGTGATTGAGTCGGGTGAGACAATCACAGGTGCTGCTGCTCAGGTCGGTCACAAGGTTCGCGTAAAGGTCAAGAAGAATCGCATGGGCGCACCTGCTCGTCAAGCAGAGTTTACTTTTCACTACGACAAAGGCGTCATCGATACAGCTGGCGAGATATTTGAGCTCGCAAAAGCCCTTGGTGTTATTCGACACCCAATGAATCCTGAAACTGGCCGTGAAAACCCTCAGATGTGGTGTTTTGGCAATGAGCCTCCTATCCGCGGCGAGCAAAACATGAAGAACTGCGTCCTTGCGGATAAAGAGATGCAATCGCGGATCCTGCGCGCATGCTATGAATACCAAGACGTAAAAGTTGAAACTGACGCTCTAGGTTTTGTAGATGATGGTCTCGAGGAGGCGCTTTGAGCTTGTCATACTACAAAGAATCTTCACTCTGGATCGTTGGGACAACGGTCATATCTTTTGTTCGAGTTCTTAGAGATATTAAGGTTCACGACATGGGCGAGGAGCAGATGTTTTATGCGGTCTCGATTGTCATGCGCAGGTTGTCGCGTGCGCGCGAGGAATAGCCATGGCAACTGAAACAGTCAAAAGTCACGCTGTCCTTCGTTTTCTAGAGTCCACGTTCAGGCTTAGGGTGTCTCGTAGATTGTTTCTGCGAGACCTCTTTTTAAAGAATTGGATATATAGGATATTTGGATAAGGATTGGCGCATGGGTAAGATACTCTTCATCGGCGATCCACACATACGTCACACTCATCTATCTGAGAGCTTAGAGCTCTTGAGATGGATAGAATCAGTGGCAGATGAGAGGAGACCTGATCTCATAGTTAACTTGGGCGATACCTTCGATACGCACGCCGTCGTGCGTGCAGAGGTTTTATCTCTTGTTAACTCGCATGTGCGCCGTATAGTTCAGATGAAGATACCACTCGTGATGTTGTTAGGAAACCACGACATGTGGAAACCCAACTGCAATAAATATCATGCTCTGGAGGTGTTCAAGAGCGTCAATGGCGTAACGGTCGTCGACGAGATCACGGTCGCCGACGGTATCACCTATGTTCCGTACCTCCCTAACATACGCGATTGGCCATCTATCGATACCAGCATCGCTGTGACACACAACACTTTCGTTGGAGCAGACTATGGGTTTTCGAAATGCGCAGATGATGGTGTATCACCTGACAAGGTTCACAACGACCTTGTCGTCTCTGGCCATATCCACAAGAGACAATCGCTTAAAGAAGGCTCTATTATATATCCCGGCACTCCGACGAGTCTCACGGCTTCTGACGCTAATCAGACAAAAGGATTGATGCTACTTGATTCGGCATCTCTGTCGATAGAGTATGTGCAGTCACCATTTCCTATGTGGCGTACCATGGATATCCTCGTCGAGGACGTAAAAGATCTAGAGTTGAACGAAACAGATAGGTGGGTGATCAAGATAACTGGACCTAGAGCGGAGATAAGGTCGATATTGGAGTCTGATCACATACGAGATCTGAAGAAGAGAACTCAGGTGTCGTTCAGAACACAGTTCACAGACTCCATTAAACTCTCCAGAACCCAGATCGTTGCGCCGACGGTGTACAACATGGCTGAACAATACGTTGATCAGGTGTACGACGGAGCGATCGATAAATCAAACCTTAAGAGCACTTTAAGAAAGTACACGGAGAGATGATGAACG